TTTTTGGCCAAGCTGAACATAAACTTGAGATTTCAGCAAAATGTATTAGAGCAAGAAAGGGACTATTCAATGCAGGCTGAACTTAGAGAAATACACTTTTTGCCTTCGACTTTGGAAACTGTTGATTATGCCATATATAATTGGCTAAATGAAGATTTAGACCTTTTTACGACAACAAACGAGGGTTGGAAAAAAACCCCAGTTATTTGGGCAACAGCAGAGCGTGCTGTTCAGTCGAGAGAGGATAATAAATTAAGAGATTTGGATGGTACTTTGATTCTTCCGCGCATAGTGATAGATAGGACCAATGTAACGAAAGACTTATCTGATAAGGGGTCAGTTTGGGCGAACATTCAAAGAGTTAATGATAGAAAGGGTGGTTCAATAACAGTTGCAAGAAGAATAAAACAAGATAAAACTGCTAATTTTGTTAATGCAGATTCAAGAAGGCTCGCTGGGGGTGTATCTGGCAACAAACAATCAACTTTTCCTAAAAGAGATTCTTTGGGTAGAATTATAGAAAATAAAAAAGTAGTTTATGAAACTATCACTATGCCAGTGCCAGTTTATTTGGGAATCACCTATTCGATTTTGATTAAAACAGAATATCAGCAACAAATGAACGATCTGTTAACGCCTTTTATGACAAAAACAGATGGATTAAATTATTTTACAATTAAGCACGATAATCATACATTTGAATCCTTTATTCAAGGAGAAGTTGGTTTAGAGAACAATATTGCTTCTATGGAGGCAGAATATAGAAAATATGAAACAAAAGTTGATATCAAAGTGTTGGGTTATATTATGGGAGAGGGAAAAAATGCCGAGCAACCAAAGGTTGTGATAAGAGAGAATGCCGTAGAGGTTAGGTTATCCCGCGAACATGTTATTTTTGGTGACATCCCAGAACACATCGACAAGAGGGGATTTTATAAAGAATGATTTTTCTTTTGAAGATGTAATATACTATTTATTAGAGAAATCAGTTCTTGATTATAAAGGAGATACGCTCAAATGGCAGAAAGAAAGTTTAAATTTGTTTCACCTGGAATTTTTATTAATGAAATCGATAATTCACAACTTCCAAAGGTTGAAGGGGATGTCGGTCCTCTTATTATAGGTAGAGCCGAACGTGGACCAGCAATGCGTCCCGTTAAGGTTAATTCGTTTTCACAATTTGTTGAAGTTTTTGGATATCCAATTCCTGGAGGTGAAGCTGGAGATGTTTGGAGGTTTGGAAATTACCTTGCTCCAACTTATGCTGGATATGCTGCCCAAGCTTGGCTTAAAAACAATAATGCTTTAACTTTTGTTAGACTTTTGGGTGCCCAACATGCAGACGCTTCAGCTGGTGGAAAAGCTGGTTGGCAAACGGCAAATGCAAAAGCAACCAACGTAAACGTCGACCTCACCGCTGGTGCATATGGTCTTTTTGTAGTTGGTGCAACTGGTTCTCATGCAACTGGCACACTGGCTGCAGTTTTGTATGGCAATAAAGGAACATATTTTACTCTTTCGGGCTCCTCTCCTGATACGACCAATCCCCGAGTAGAAGCGACTACCATGTATGTTAATTCCCAGGCTGATCAAGAATTCATTCTTCGGATTCGAAATGGTGCCAATAGTCTCGATAAAGAGGCGAAGATTAGTCTTAAAGAGTCTTCTCCTTATTATATTAGAAAGGTTTTAAACACAAATCCAGCTGCTACAAACAGTGCTATCAATACAACGGTTGAGCACTATTGGCTTGGTGAGACGTATGAAGGCATGGTTCAACGTCACATTGTTGATCCTGGCTACACTTCTCAATGGGCTTGGATTGGGGCTCTTGAAGATAATGGTGGAAACAACCACGCTGACCGTAGAATGGGAATGGTCCCTGCCAGAACTGGATGGGTGTTCCCTCAAGACTTGACTACCAACACGGGAAGCTTCTCTCCTTCAAGTCAACAAAAACTCTTTAGGTTTGTTGCTCTTGAAAATGGGGAATGGGAACAACAGAATCTTAAAGTTTCCATTCAAGATATTAAGAGATCTACAAGCACGAACAATGATTATGGTTCTTTCTCTGTTGTTCTTCGTTATGCGAGAGATAATGATTCTGCTCCACAAATAGTTGAAAGATTTACTAATTGTAATTTGAACCCAAATTCAGTTAATTATGTTGCTAGAAAGGTTGGCGATAAATATTCCACTTGGAGTGATGCAGAGCGTAGACATAGACATTATGGCTCATATTCCAATAATTCACAATATTTCCGCATTCAAATGAACGAGGACGTTGATAATGGTGGAATAAATGCTGAACTTCTTCCGTTTGGTTTTTACGGTGCTCCGAGGTATAAGAGGTTCGCTGTAAGTGGTGGGTTCGGCACTGCTTCGTTTATTCATTCTGCTGGCGCCGCTGGCGCAGTTGGTGGTGGACAGGCTGCTAGTGCGTTCTTGCAAGTTATGGTACGAGGTTCAGGTTCAACATACACTGCCCCTGGTGGTGTTGCATCGGGCTCGGCTTATGCTCCAACGGGGAGCCAAACTACTCCATACATTGCCCAAACTAAAATAGACGCTCGTTGGAGATTGTTATCTCCCGGCGCGAGTGGTCTGCACTCGGGCAACCCCGGTCGTCCCGTTAATGCTTGGGTTGAAGCAAACGGTATTGATCTTGACGATGGTTGGATGCACACATTCTTATTTCCAGCCCCTTCGATGAGGGTTTCTTCTTCTGATGGAGATCCTCCTAGCCCGAAGAGCGCTTATTTTGGAGTAACGACCAACAAGTCGAGTACTAGTACTAGATTTGACAGAAGCTATAATGATTGTGTACGAGCATTGGCTGCTCCATTCTTGGATGGAAACAATGATTTCTCGGATAGTAATACTATTGAGATTTCATCGTATTTCACCCTTGATGATTTGGTTAAAGCAAGTGGATCAACCAGTGTTACACATGCTTACTGGGACGAGGGCTCTCGTAAACGAGGTGAATCATATCGAGCCCAGAATGATTATACAAAAGTTATAGAAACTCAGTCAGATGGAACTCCTGGATTTAATAGGTTTACTCTGGATTTTCATGGCGGGTTTGATGGACTTGACATCACAGAAAAGGATCCTTTCCGTAACACTCTTATAGAGGGTACGACAACTACTCCACTTGAGGGCAACAGCTATGCATACAATTCCATAAAGAGAGCTATTGACTCAGTAGCCGATCCCGAAGTTGCAGAGTATAATCTGATGGTTTGTCCTGGTCTTTATCACGAAGGTCTCACCAACCACATGCTCAATGTATGTGAAGATCGCGGTGATGCTCTTGCAATTCTTGATTTGAAGGGCGATTACACGCCGTTCACGGAAACAAACACGAGTTTTGAAAGCAGGAAGGGAGATGTGGATACCACTATCAACAACCTTCGCAACCGTGGGTTGAACACGAGTTATGGTTGTTGTTATTATCCTTGGGTTCAAATTAGAGATCCGCAAGTTGGAAGCTTCTTATGGGTCCCACCGTCAGTTGCTGCTTTGGGGACTTTTGCTAGTTCTGAAAAGGTTACTGAACTTTGGTTCGCTCCAGCGGGCTTTAAGCGAGGTGGTTTAACTGATGGCGCTGCTGGACTTCCAGTGATTGGAGTCACAGAAAGGCTGGTTTCTGAGGACAGAGACAAGCTTTACGAAGCCAATATCAACCCGATTGCATCGTTCCCGAATGAGGGTATTGTAATCTTCGGTCAGAAGACTCTTCAAATAACCCCTTCGGCTCTCGATAGAGTTAATGTTCGACGACTAATGATTTATGTCAAGAAGCAGATTTCTAGAATGGCTAAAGATATTCTCTTTGACCAGAATGTTGAAGCTACTTGGCAAAGATTTTTGAGTAAAGCCAAGCCGTTCCTTCGTAGTGTTAAGGTTAGATTTGGACTTGATGATTTCAAGGTTGTTTTGGATAATACGACCACGACACCCGATCTCATCGATAGAAACATCATGTATGCAAAGATTTTCTTGAAGCCAACTAAGGCAATTGAATACATCGCACTTGATTTCACGATTACGAATGATGGAGCAGCTTTTGCGGATTGATAATTGGTAGAAATTTGAAATGAAACTATTTAAGATATGGAGGAACTAGAATAATGGCATTTTGGTCAGATCCCTTTACAATGGATGAGCCTAAAAGAGTTTATCGATGGATCTTGTTGATGGGCGGCGTCCCGCAGTGGATTATTAAGAAGGTCAAGAAGCCTAGCTTCGAAGTGTCTTCGACGGAACATAAATATTTAAATCATACGTTTTACTACCCCGGTAGAGTAACTTATGAAACAACTAGCGTTACTTTGGTGGACCCTGTTGCGCCTGATGCATCATGGACAATGATGGAGATCTTGAGGCATTCGGGATACAACATTCCAGATGATGCAAATGATTTAAATACAATTTCTAAAGCAAAAGCCACCCGCTCCCTTGGGCTGGTTACGATTAAACAATTGGACCCAGATGGTGGTGCAGTCGATGCGTTTGATTTAATTAATGCATGGGTCCACAAGGTTGATTTTGGTGAACTGGATTATGAAAACGACACTTTGGTTGATATCACATTGGACCTTAGATATGACTTTGCACAGATGATCACACATGGCGCTGCTGTTGAAGGCTTGCCTTTTGGTGGAACACCGGGTCCGTAAACAACATTAAGATAGTTTAAGTATGGAGGTATAATGAGTATACGAAATAATGAAGATCGTCTGGGAGCCAAAATCCCAGACGAAAGCCCACCGATCCCACAAGTAGAACAGCAAACACCACAAACACCGCCACCACAAACACCATCGGCAACTTTCTCTTTTGCAACTCCAACTGAAGTAGTTGAGTTACCTTCTGGTGGTAAATATTACCCAGAAGGACATCCCCTGCGCGGTGTTGACACAATCGAAATTAAACACATGACCGCTAAAGAAGAGGACATTCTTACTTCAAGAAGTCTTTTGAAGAAGGGCGTGGCAATTGATCGATTGTTGCAGAATATTATTGTTGATAAGAGAATAAACCCAGATGATTTGTTGGTTGGCGACAAGAATGCTATTTTAATCGCAACTCGAATTGCTGGATATGGTTCTGATTATGAAACAAGAGTGTCTTGCCCTGCTTGTATGGAATCGACTAAGAATTCTTTTTACCTTAATCGACTTCAACCGTCAAATATTGAAATAGAAAGGTTCGAGGGCGCTGTTACGAGGAAAGGAGAAAATTTTTTAATTGTGCTTCCCAAGACAGGCGTTCAAGTTGAAGTTCGGCTGTTGTACGGGAGAGATGAGAAGTTTCTTGCGGAAGCAATGAAAATGAAGCGGAAGAACAACCTGCCAGATTCAACGCTTACAGACCAATTTAGAATGTTTATTGCTTCCGTCAATGGGCACGATGATAGGCAATCAATCAACATGTTTATTGACAGTATGCCAGCAAGTGACTCTAGGTTTTTGAGGAGCGTTTATGAAAAGGTTGTTCCGAACATTGATATGAAACAAAATTTTATTTGCATTAATTGCGGTCACGAAGGTGACATGGAGGTTCCGCTTAGTGCGGACTTTTTTTGGCCTAAGTGACAAATACATGGAAAATGTTTATGAGCAATTTTTCTTTTTAAAATATCATGGTGGTTGGAGCTTTACAGAAGCATACAGCCTCCCAGTTGGCTTAAGAACTTGGTTTGTTCAAAGATTATCTAAACAATTAAAAGATGAAAGAGAACAAGTAGAGAAAGCTAGGAACAAATCAAGATAAATGTATTTCATTTAAATTAGGCTGGAAGCGATTCCAGCCTTTTTTTATTCCTTATAACTAATTACAGAGGAAGTCTAATTCTGGAGGGACAAAAGTGGATAATACCATAAAAGAGGACAAGCTGGCTCCGATTGTTATTGATCTAGCACAGGGCAACAATATTGATGAAAGTTGGTTAAGAATGTTTGGAGAAAACATTAAAGGAATTCTTAAAGCAATGTTCGGGAATATTTCAATTCCAGTTCAAGTAAAGGGTTCTCCATCTAGTGTTAATTCTTTCACCCGCGCCCTCGGCAGTGAAAAAAATTACATAACAACTTTAAGAAAATACGGTCTTGACAACCCTAGAACCTATCGTTCTAGATCTAAGTTATCTAGTGCCACTTCTCAATTTGAAAGAGATACGGGGATTAAATGGCCTTTTAAATAAGGATTTTTTATAGATGTTAGCGGTTTTTGTTACAATCTTAATATTTTCTGTAATGCTGGGGATACCTGCGTTCGCTAGTGAAGATGAGAAATCTGCAAAAATAAAACAACAGAATGAAAACTTAAAACAGCAAGCAGACTTCATAAAAAAGATCGAAGAAGCCTCAAAATCTGTTGGTCAGAGGTTTGATGAGTGGATTCAAAAGCAAATAGACACTATCGAACCTTTGAACCAAGTAAAAGATTTAAACGAACGTCTTTTAGGAATAGAAAATGAGAGATTAGCAGCAGGCGAAAAAGCCCTCACTCAAGAAGAAAGAGAGAATGCTAATCTAGAAAAAAGATACAAAACACTCTCAGACAATGCGTCTGTGATGCGAAAAATACTTGCCGATGCTGAAGCGAGAGGAGAGGCAGAAGGCGTAGGTGGCGACCAAATGCGTGCGCGTCTTAAAGATGCTGAAGAGTTGGCAAATACTGCCGCCAGGGAGCTTGGTACTTATAACAAGACAATAAAAGCTACAAAAACCATACAAGACGGCACTGCTAGTTTTATCACTAAATTCACTGGACTAGCAAGCTCCTTTGAAGATACATTGCTTGGTTCGATGACCGAAGCCGTCAAGGACGTGGGAGGCTTAACTAGTGGTTTAAAGAAAATGGGAGAACAGGTTGCTAAACAACTTTCTCCTGCTAACTTGCTTGCGGCAACTTTTGAAAAAGTCGCTGAATCAACCAAGTTAATGGTACTTCAGGCAGATAGTGCATTCTCTGCCTTTGAAAGAGCAACTGGAGCGGGAGACGAGTTTGGCGACATCATACTAGATGCCAGAATAGATACTGCCGGGATGGGCGCTTCTTTATCACAAGTAGCAGCTGCAACTGCAGAACTACGAAATGGCATGGTCCGATTCTCAGGGATGACTGCTCAAGCGCAAGGACAAATGGCTTCATTTACAACAACCATGGAACAACTGGGGATTAGTACCGGAGCTAGTGTGGAATTCTTGAATACTGCAACGACTTCTTTCGGAATGTCTGGGGACGGTGCCCAAGCTGCTATGAGAGATGTAGCTACTGCAGCAATTAACTTGGGTATGGCTCCAGAACAAATGATGCAAGGCTTTAATGCTGCCATGCCTCAATTAGCTAAGTGGGGAGATCAAGCAATTGATGTATTCAAGGGCATTGCTGCAGCGTCCAAAGCAACTGGTATAGAAATGCAAGCTCTTCTTCAGATTACTGCTCAATTTGATACATTCGAAGGTGCCGCTGAAGCGGCTGGTCGTTTAAATGCTATCTTGGGCGGTGATTTGTTCAATTCTGTTGAGATGATGAATGCTTCTGAAGAAGAAAGAATCAGGTTAATGATTCAAGGCATAGAGCTTTCTGGAAGAAGCTGGGAGTCCATGGGAAGGTTTGAAAGACAAGCTCTGGCTTCGGCTGCTGGCATCACAGACATGAATCAAGCCAATCAGCTTTTTGGACAAAGCTTATCGGCATATGATGAACAACAAAGACAGGCATCACGAAGTGCAATGTCTCAAGAGCAACTTGAACAAAGAGCAAAAGACGCAACTTCCGCTATG